TGTTAGAATCTTGGTTGAGAAAGAAAAAGATCCAAGTAACAGAAGAAGAGGACATCTTAAACCTTCGAGAGCAATTTATTGCTGAGCACAGAACAGAACTTTATGATGAAGCTGTTACTCTATGTCACGAACATCATTTGAGGTTACACTCCATCTATGGTAAACGACCTAAACTCGTAACAGCAAAGAAACAAATTAGATGGGTGGGTATACAGAGAGACAAACATGGCATGGTATGACAGATTTATAGGAAGGACGACACAATCAGATGAAGAGAAGGAAAACCCTTCTCAGTATCTTATCGCCCGTGATGAAGGCTTTGATATAGGGTCTCGAGAAGTTGTAACCAATTACAGAAACGCTTATGAGCAACTAGAGGTAGTAAACCGCGCAGTTAACATGATAGTGGACGACGCTGCGGATATACCGTTCGACGTAGGCGAGCCTGTACAAGGAGTTACTAACATTATTAAGAATATTAGACGATCTAAAGTCGATATACTACTTAATAAACAACCTAACCCCTTTCAAGACGTAAGTGCGTTTAGACGAAACTTAATCATCGATTTACTACTAGATGGTAATATCTTTGTTTATTTCGATGGAGCACACTTATATCATTTACCAGCAGAGCACATAACAATCGAAACTGATGAGGTAAATTATGTTAAGAAATATACATATGACCACAGTATTGATTATACTCCTAAAGAGATAATCCATATTAAAGAAAATAGTTTCAACTCTATTTATAGAGGAGTTCCTAGACTTAAACCAGCATGGAGAACTATGCAGTTACTAGGAAGTATGAGACGATTTCAGGATAATTTCTTCAAGAACGGAGCAGTACCCGGTTTAGTACTTAAGTCACCTAACACTCTTTCAGAGAAGATCAAAGAAAGAATGTTACAGGCTTGGGTAGCTAGATATAACCCACAATCTGGAGGTCGTAGACCTCTATTTTTAGATGGTGGTTTAGAAGTTGAAAATTTGACGGACGTTAACTTCAAAGATTTAGACTTTCAAGAAGCAATTGCTTCAAATGAGAAAATAATCTTAGAAGCGATGGGCATACCGCCCATTTTATTAGACGGTGGTAACAACGCTAACATTCGTCCTAATCACCGATTATATTACTTAGAGACCATATTACCCATTATTAGAAAAATGGGGTATGCTTTCGAGAGATTCTTCGGTTTTAAACTAAATGAAGATGTAAGCGATGTGCCTGCACTTCAACCAGAACTAAGAGATCAGGCGAGTTACTACGCAACTCTTGTAAATACGGGAATATTAACACCGAATGAAGCAAGGGAGGCATTGAGACTTGAGACGATTGACGGATTTGATACACCGAGAGTTCCTGCAAATATTGCAGGTTCAGCCGCAAATCCAGAGGAAGGTGGGAGACCAGAAGAGGACTCACCCATTGAGGAAGAATTATGACAAAAAATATGATGCTAAAGGCTTTATCAGAGTTCATCGAAAGCAAAGGTGCTGACACGATGACACTGGCAGAGTATAAGGCGGAAGGGAATGATGTTCCTGTAAGAGATTATCTACTTCGCAGGAAATTTGGATCATGGAATAGGGTATTAGCGGCTGCAAAAGCAAGGTTCCCTATAAATGCCCCAGCGCCCGCTCCTGAGCCTGCGCCAGCCCCTAAAGCTGCGCCAAAGGCAAAGAAGTCAGCTAAAAAGGAGAGTTAAGATGGAAAAGATTTTTCATTGGGCAAACTCTTTTAAGACTTTAGGCGAAGCTGATGATGGTGGACTGGATATTAAAGGATCAGCCAGTACCAACGCATTGGACAGAGCTGGAGATGTTATTGAACCAGGTGCTTGGACAAAAGGTGGATTAGATAATTATAAACAAAATCCAATTCTTTTATTCAATCACAACTATGACCGACCTATTGGTCGTGCAAAAGAATTAAATGTCAGTGAAAACGGCCTAGATATTACAGCGCGTATATCTAAGTCCGCTGGCGAAATTAAAGATCTTATTAAAGATGGCGTTCTTGGAGCTTTTTCTGTTGGTTTCAAAGTCAAGGACGCTGATTATATATCAGAAACCGACGGATATAAGATAAAGGACGCTGAACTGTTCGAAGTGTCTGTTGTTTCGGTTCCTTGTAACCAAAATGCAGTCTTCTCTGTTGCTAAATCATTTGACAGCATGGAAGAGTACAACAAGTTCAAGAAAGACTTTATAAAGACTAACTCAACTGAGGAAATGACTGAAGTTGAGCAGTCAAGCGAGGCGAGAGCCGACAAAACGGAGACTAAAATGTCAGAAGAAAGCAAAACTCCTGAAGTTAGCCCTGAGTTCGACCTTGATGCATTTGCAAGAGAAGCAGCTGAAAAAGCTGTAGCTTCTTACGCAATGAAGCAAGCCGAGCAGAAAGCAGCAGAAGAGAAAGCAGAAGCAGAAGCAGCTGAACAAGCAGCCCAAGCAGAAGCTACTCAAAAAGCAGCAGATGAGGCTAAACAGAAGGAACAGAAATCAATAGTTACAGCTGTAACTAGTGGTGCTGAAACATTAGTCAGGGATATAGAAGACCGCGTTAATGAAAAGCAAGAAGATCTGGAAACAGTAGTTAAAGAACTTCAAGCTGAGTTGAAAGAGAGATCTGAAGACATCATGAACATGCGTGAATCTAAAAGAATCTTCGAGAATAGACGCGGTGAAGGCGATTGGCAAAAAGCATTTGCTGATGACGTCGTAGACGCTAAAGTTCTCGGACTAGCAACTGGTCGTGGCTATGATACAGAATATGCTAAATCTACAATGGAAAAAGTTAACGCTCATTCGGGTGTTGGCGTTTCATCTGCAGATTTCGAGCAAGTCGTATCTACAAATGTTGAAAGGGATATCCAAAACGAACTAGTTTTGGCTCCTCTATTTAGAGAGATTCCTATGTCAGCAGCGAACATGATAATTCCTATCCTTCCAGATAGTGGTTATGCAGAGTTCACAAGCAACCAGACAGCTACTGGATCTAGCCCTCACGGTAACTTAGCACAAACTGGTGATACTTACGGATCACCTTTCGGTGGTATCGATCTAGCAGAGAAAACTCTTACAACTAAGAAACTGATTTCACAATCATACTTAGGAAATGAAACAGAAGAAGATGCAATTATGCCTATTCTTCCGTTGATCAGAGAGTCTATCGTAAGATCACATGCTAAAGGTATTGAAAATGCAATCCTATTAGGTAATCATTCAACTGGTGTATATACATCAGGAACGTTTGATGGTCTAGTAAAAATGGCGTCAGATGATAGTGATCAAACACAATCAGCTACAGCCGTTGCATCCGATACTGTAACAGCAGCTGAGTTGCTAGCACTTAGAAAGAACATGGGTAAATACGGCGTTAATCCTAACGACGTAGTTTATGTTGTGTCACAAGCGGTTTACTTCCAGTTACTGGAAGACGCTGAATTCCAAGATGCTAACTTAGTAGGCGATATGGCTACTAAACTAAGAGGTGAAATTGGACAGGTATTCGGATCAAGGATTCTACTTTGTGATGAGTTCCCTGCACAAGCAGCTAATGGTTATGGTGCTATAGCAGTTTATCCTAGAAACTATGTTATGCCAAGACTACGTGGTGTGACTCTTGAGTCAGATTACGAAGTGGCTAATCAGCGCAGAGTACTTGTTGCTTCACAAAGAATTGGGTTTGACGATTTAATCGCAGGCGCAACTTCGAAGTGGGCTTACAAATACAAAGCTAGTTAATAGTTAACGATTTTGTGGTGGGGGTTCGCCCCCACTACAATATTTTTTGAGAAGATTATGACAGATTTAGTAACAGTATACGAATATAAGGACGCAGAAGGCATTAGAGGCGAGAAAGATGACGATCGTCTAAGTGTTATTGTCCCACAGGTTAGTGATCTTGTCAAAAAATATTGTGCAACAACATTTATTGATTACTTTAGTACTAATAAAGTAGAATCTTTTTCAGTACGAGACTTATACACTCAGGTACTAATTATGAGTGAAAGTCCAGTAACTTCAATAAATAAAGTTGAAGAAAGAACAGCTTATTCAGAAGAGTATAAAGAATTACTTACAAGTAATTACGAGTATTACTTTGATAGCGACGCAGATGCTGTAATAAGAACTACTAAGAACGGAGAAAGAGCAAGTTGGGCAAAAGGTGAAGGAGCAGTAAGAATCACGTATAAAGCGGGATATAGTGCTACACCAAAACCCTTACAATTAGCAATATTTGATTTAATCACTTATTACTTAAAAGATGAACATAAAGCCAGACAAACTCTAGGTGGAGCAAGTATACAGAATCAGGCTACTGCAGGACTTAGAAATAGTACTGACTTTCCAGATCATATCAAAAGAGTACTAGACTTATATAGAGTTGTGATATGATTAAAGATGTATTAGATTGGTTCAAGAGTGAGTTAGCAGAACAAAATAAAAAGAATCGATACTGGTTTGATAAAACTTTAGGTCACGATGTTTATATACGACAAGGACTAATTTTAAGAATCTTGTATGTAGACTTAGCAAGGGCATTTACATCTTATAATGAACATGCCCACGCAGAAAATGATAAAAGACTAGCATATAACGCTAGCATTTATGCTGATGAAGAATATAGAACTTTAATAGCACCAAAGCAATACTATCCCTTCTTGGGTCCAGAGGGAAGTAATACAGGGGATAAATTAGCAGAATGGATGCG